CTGTTGCTGGTTCTATTAACGTCGCTCTTATCAAAGATGCTGGCACAGGTCTTACCAACGGTACTTTCTATGCTCCTATCATGGGAGACGGTTCTGGTGGTGTTGTCAAACTAACAGTTGCTGCTGGCGCTATTTCTGCTGCAGAACTTGAAGTAGCAGGATCTGGTTACACTTATGCATCTGTTCCAGTTGTAACTGGTGTTCCTTCTGGAGTTTCTGGAAGCACTGAAGCAATTGGTCTCTTTACTGATACAGCATTGACCGTATCTCAAGCAGTTGCAGGAACGTCATCTGCAGCACTAGAGGTCATTCTTCCTCCTCAAGGTGGTCACGGATCCGACTTTGAAACTGAACTTAATACAAAGCGTGTCATGACGAATATTCGTCTCACCTTTGTTGAGAATGCTGGTGACTTCCCTGTAGATAACGACTTCCGTCGTATCGGTATTATCAAGGATCCTCTTGAGTACGGTACAACTACCTTCGCTACAGCAGATACTCTTTCTGGTCTAAAGTCAGTTAAATTGACTGGAGCAACTGGAAACTTTACTCCAGATGAGATGATCTCCCAGACCGTTGCTGGTGGTACTGCAATGGGCACTGTAGTCTCTTGGACCCTAGATGCTGGATCTCCAACTCCAACACCAGGAACCCCTGGTAGCGGCGTTCTGAAGTATATCCAGAGTCCAGAGTATCATACAGATGGTAACGGAATCGTAAGAGACTTCGCATCTGATGCTGCAAATGCAATCACTGGTGCTGCTTCTGCTTCACAAGGAACAGTTGAAGTTGCCTTGGCAGATGGAACTCAATTGGTGGGTGCTATCTTTACTGATGGTCTTGCATCTCCAGAGATTGAAAACAACTCGGGAGACCTCATATACATAGAGAACAGAAGACTAATCACTAGAGCAGCTGACCAAATTGAGGATATCAAGTTAGTCATCGAATTCTGATTATAAACGAAAACAAGACGGTAGTTTAATACAATGCCACAGAAGACTAATCTTAAAGCCGCACCATATTTTGACGACTACGATTCTGGGAACGACTTCTATAAGGTATTATTCAGACCTTCCTATCCTGTTCAAGGGAGGGAGCTGAATACTACCCAGTCGATCCTACAGAATCAGATTGAAAGTTATGGTAAATATTCTTTTAAACAGGGCGATTTAGTTGTCCCTGGTGAAGTTGGTCTGAATAAAAAACTTGACTTTGTAAAACTATCGTCTGTTTCTGAAGTCGCTGTAAGTGTAGATGATGAAATCATTTACCAAAAATATGATATCAATAATCTAATTGGTCAAAAGATCAATGGATTATCTTCTGGTGTTGTTGCTCTTGTACAATCTATTGTAAGTGCAACCGATAATAATGCCGATACTCTTTACGTAAAATATTTAAATGCTGGTGATGGAGGAAACGAAGAAAGGTTCCGTCAAGGAGAAACACTCGAAGTTGTCGATGGCATTAACAGCCCTCTTCTTGTTGTTGGTACTGACGGGTCTGTTCTACCTACTAGTGTTGCAGTAACTGACCCAGACACACAAGTTACTACATTTGTAGAAAGTGGTGCCATGGGATTTGCTTCTGCTGTGCAAGTAGAAGAAGGCGTATATTTTGTTAATGGATATTTTGTAAGAAATTCTGCTGATTTAATTGTTGTTGATGGTTATAGTGACAATCCTTCTGTAAAAGTTGGTTTTAAGGTTACAGAAACTCTAGTAACTCCAGAAGAAGATCCCACACTATATGATAATGCATTTGGATCTTCCAACTATGCTGCTCCTGGAGCACATCGTCTAAAAATTAGTTTAGGTCTAGTACGATATTCTTTTGAAGAAACTACAGACAAGAATTTTATTCAACTTCTTTCTATTAAGAATGGAGTTATCCAAAAGCAGGTAAGACAAGCTGCATATAATACGCTTGAGAATACTCTTGCTAGAAGAACTTATGACGAGTCTGGTGACTATGTTGTAGATTCGTTTGACTTTGATATCAGAGAGTTTTATCAAAGACCAGGTAATCGCGGTGTATATGCACCAGGTGTCAATGGACTTATTGGTCCTAACGGATTGAGTGCTTCTGAAGCAGCGGATACGATGGTTGCCACCATCGGACCTGGTAAAGCATATGTTCGTGGTTTTGAAATTGTCAACAAAGAAACAAAGTATATTGACGTTGATAAAGCGAGGGATACGCTTTCTAGAGACAATGTAACAATCAAGTCGAACGGTCTCGCATCGTTTACTATTACCAATGTATTCAACACTCTTCCTCTTAATGCCGAAGGTGCTGATCTAACTGCATATCCAACTATCTTCCTAAACTCCACATATAATGATGGAGTCAATGGTAGTAATGATCTAGAGTCTTCTACTAACTACATCCAAACTATCCAAAGAAGAGGTCTTGGATACGGAAAAGATGATGCTATCAAGACTATCTACTTACAAGCAGCAATTGATTTAGGTCTTATCAATGAGTCGAGTATTGAACCAAATACTCCTTCCGATAAGGCAGATATCAAAACTCTCTATTTTGTTTCTTCCAGAACTTCTAGTAATGGTGTAGCATCTACCGAATCCGTAAAAGTTCTTTCTTTTGCAAAAGTAACCAGACCAGAAGTTGGAGATGTTAACGCACAGTATTTGCAATTAACTGTTCTTGGTAGAAAAGATTTTCTAGATAATCTCTTCCTTGAGTATGATGATAATGTAACCACAAAAAGAAGATTCCTTTATAAGTCTTTAGCAGAAGTTCAGCAAGAGATCAATGATGTGGGATACATTGTTGACTATAGCAATACTATTGTACCTTTGGTTGGTATAGCAAAACCAAAAGATGTCAGCCTAGTTGGCAGACCTGATGGATTTAATGCAGACACCGATATTGTTATTTCTCGCGGTAAACTTGCTGATGGAACAGCAATTTACAATGGTAAATTTAATCTATCCTATTTCAATCCAGTATTCTTTACTCGTTTGCTTGTAGATTCTACTATTAGCAACGGATTTGCACCTGGTAAATATATCACAGGTTCCACCAGCGGTGCCTATGGGGTTGTAGAAGGCAATGCAAATGGATTCTTGTCTCTTGGTAAGAGTCTTTACGTTAAGACTCTGTACGGGACCTTCTTGCCTGGTGAGACAATTACAAGTGAAGAGGGAGATCTCCTACGTATTGCAGGTGAAAATACTATTTCTCACTTTGTTGTTTCTAAACAAGGAACTGGATATACTGCTGGTTCTAGAGTTTCTATCAATGGCACTCGCTTTGAGCTTAAAGATGTCAATGTAGGCATCAACGGAGGAACACTTTACAAGATCGAAATTTTAAATAGAGATGTTTTGCAGACAGAATATTCTGCACCTCCAACTATTGACATTGAAGGAACTAGTACGATTGTCACTAATGTTATTCCTGTTCTATTCAAGAACACTGTTCTGACTTATACAGCACAGAATGTTAAGTCTCTATATTCAGAGTTTGGATCTTCCAGTAAGTTCTCTGCTGATATCGAAACTCAAGATACAGAATTCTCCGAAACAAAAGCGGTAACCCAATACACATTTAGTGGAACTAAAGGTTACAAATATATTGAGTGCAATGGATTTGGTGCAGATGCATCACTCATGCTCGTCCAAGGTGACGTTATTCAATTTAATGATGATACTGGTAGACTAAACAAATTTGTTGTAGATCTAGTAACTATTCCAAAAGGAACTGATAAGTCCAGAATTTATTTCAACAGTGCCCTGCCTGATGCAGTAACATCAGTAGCTGTTGTTAGATTGCGTCCTATTATTACAAATGGAACCACATCTACACTTCTGTTCCCAACTGGTAGTAAAGAAGTTGGTAGTCTTGTCAAGTCCACAGAAGACACCAAGATTAGTTATTACATCAGAAGAGATTTTGTAACTACTGGTAGTGACAATGGTGGCAACATTACATTTGCTGCTCAATTAGATTTTGGTACACAGAGATTTGTTCCTTTCACAGAAAAAGATTTCCTAATCACTGTTCTAGACAAGGGTGGTTCTGATCTGGTTGAAACTGGTGATGTTGTTTATGTGTCTCCAGATTTTGTCAGCATCCTTAATACTACTGACGCCACATCTGGTCTATCTTCTGGTAGTATCACACTTACCTTCCCTGGTAACTATTTTGGTAATAATGTAACTAACTTCCCCAAATTGAAGTTGACTGCTACCATTGAAGTTTCTAAAGGTAGACCCAAGCTCAAGACAGCAGTTAAAAACAAGAGAATTGTCATCACCTCTGCTGGCGATCAGGTATTGCCTCTACGTGGTCTCGATTACGATAGTGACAGCAGTGAAATTCTATCTTACTCTGATGTATTTAAAGTAAGATACATTTACGAAGGGTCCACATCTGCTCCTCCAACAGTTGACGTTAATGGTAATCTGGTTGTTGGTACTGATCTAACTGATAGATTTACTTTTGATGATGGACAAAGAGATACATTCTATGATGTGTCTAGAATCGTACTAAAGCCTGGTTTTACTCCACCTGCAGGACAAGTAGTTGTAGCATTTGATTACTTCGAGCATTCTCAAGGTGACTTCTATACAGTTGACTCATATATTCATGAGGCAGGTGTTGTAGCAGATGAGATCCCTGATTTCAACTCTGTTGTACATGGTAACTTGAGTTTGAAGAACGTCATTGACTTCAGACCGAAGGTAGACTCTACTGCTATTATTACTGGATTCCAAGATACTTCACTACTCTCACAAGTAGAATACATCAACTTTATTGGTGCAGGTGGTTCTGTATCCAGTACACCATCTTCTGCTAGATCTCTACCATATACTATTTCCTTTACTGAATCACAGTATCTGGATAGAATTGATGGTGTTTTCTTGAATAAGAAGGGTGAGTTTATTATCAAGCAAGGTAATTCATCACTCAATCCAAGCAAGCCAGAAATCATTGAGGATGGTATTCCTCTCTATTACATTTTCATTCCTGCTTTCACCAAGTCAAGTAAGGATGTAAGAATCACTCCTGTTGACAACCGTCGTTTCACGATGCGTGACATCGGTAAACTAGAGAAGCGTATTGAGCGTCTTGAATATTACACCACGTTGAGTATTCTTGAGCAGCAAGCACTTAACATGCAAGTTAAAGATACTCTAGGTATTGATAAGACCAAGAGTGGATTCCTAGTTGATAACTACGAGACTCATACTGTAGGTAATGTTAAATCTATTGATTATCTGTGTTCTATCGATGCACAACAATCTGTATTGAGACCACAGTCCAAAGAGGATAATTTTACACTGAAGGAAGTTAATACAAGATCAGATCAAAGAAGAATTGCTGGGTATGCTAATTCTAATGGTGTTATAACACTACCATTCTCTAATGTTTCTTATGCGAATAATGATTTTGCTACAAAAACTTTAAATCCAAACCCATTTGTTGTCCTACAATATGTTGGTGATGCTGCAGTTCATCCTAATGTTGATCAGTGGTACAATGACACTGTGGCACCTTTAGTTACAGATAACAATACTAATTTGTTCTCCGTATTCCTTGGTAAGCAAGATGTTCGTGTTGCATTCTCCAGTATCTATAATTCGTTTATTATTAACTGGGTTGGTGTAGATAAGTCATTCTACAACCTGAAGAGTTTTGCCGAAAATAATACTAGAACTGCAGAGGCAACTGTACAGAGTGCGACTACATCAACTTCTTCTAATATCAGTCCGCAAAATAATGAGATTGCAAAGGGTGTAGGATACAAAACTATTAATGGTACTAATGTAGCAAATGCTCTTAAGTTCTTTGCTAGATCTATTCCAATCAAATTTATCATTAGAAGAATGAAGCCAAAGACACAGTTGAGTGTCTTTATGGAGAAGAGAAACATTGGTCGGTGGGTTAATCCAGACTCTAGATTTACAGGTATTGCAGGAAACTCTCCAACGGTATTCAGTAGCAATATTACTACCGATGAGTATGGTAATGCTAGTGGAATTATTCTAGTCCCATCAGGATATGCTCCAAAGGAAAATACTTCTTGGACAGGTGATATCAATACAGTGATTATGGATGATACTTCAGAAGAATTGTATTTCTCTACAGGTGCAAAAACAATTAGATTTACTTCTAGTTCTAGTGACTCTGATATCACTACTGTAGATTCTTTCGCAGAAGTTAAGTTCTATGCTACAGGTCTTCTACCAGAAGCACCTGCATCCATCATCTCTACAGCACCTGCTATTTTCAAAGCAAATGAGGGCGTTCAAACTATTGATAGCAATACAGAAAATAGTGCAAGACCAAATCCAATGGCACAAACTTTCTCTGTGGAAAACTTTGAAGGTGGTATGTTTACAACTGGTGTTGATCTATTCTTCAATAAGAAGAGTTCATCTATTCCTTTGAGAGTCTACGTCACTAATGTAGAGAGTGGCAAGCCTGGCAAGTATATTTTACCTGGAACTCAAACCACTCTATATCCTGATACTTTTATCAAGGTATATTCTTCTGGAAACATCACTATTAAAAAGGACGAGTCAATAACTGGTAGACAGAGCCTTGCATCTGGTCCTATTGCTAAAATTTTGGATAGAAATAACTTTGAAGTTGTTCCTTCTTCTAATGGCGATATCTTCCTCACTAATGAGCAAGTATATACATTTATATTGAGTAACCATAATGGTAGTTCTTTTATTGCTAATGAAGATCTGACCTTAAATTCTGTAACCACATACAACAATGCAAACAATGCTACTATTGGTTTAAAGATCGCAAAAGACTCTGGTCGTGTATCTAAACTCAATATTACCAATCTTGGGTCTGGTTATGAGAATGCAACTATTACTATAGAGAGTCCTCAACTACCTGGTGGTAGTAATGCTACTGGATCTGTTAAAGTCTCTGGCGGTCAAATCTTCTTTAGCGAAGTTGCGCTAGCAGGTAGAGGATATACTGAAGCACCATCTATTGTTATTAGAGGAACTGGTGCTGGAAACAACGGTGCTGTAATTGAATCAGAAATTGAAATTGATGAACCAGCAGTCAGAATGGGTATTGCCATTGATGAAGCAGGATCAATTCAATCTACAACTCCCACTAGATTCAACTTCGAGTATCCAGTATATCTACAAAACAATTCTGAATATGCACTCAACATTGAGTGTGACAGTATTGAATACGAACTATGGGCATCTAGACTAGGTGATACTGATATCTCTTCTGGTATCGTTGTTAACGCACAACCGTTACTTGGTTCTGTATTCAAATCACAAAACGTAGATAACTGGACTGAAGATCTATTTGAGGATATTAAGTTTACTCTTTACAGAGCAGAATTTGATAACTCCAGGTCTGGAGAAATTCTAATTAAAAACGAAGATCCTGGATACACAAAGCTAGAAAACAATCCAATGGAGACATATGCGCTTGCAAATAGCACAGCAACATCTAGTCTCTTTAAAAACAACAGTTCTGTTATTAAGGTATACCATAGAGATCATGGGTTTGAAACTGGTGGAGACTCCAAAGTATTCTTCAGAGGTCTAGAAGATTTTGCTGGATATGATTCCAACACGGTAGAATCATCTTTGTTCCAGGTATATAATGTTGGTATTGATTCTTATAACATCTATGGTCCTACTAGAGCATCAGACACTGGATTCTTTGGTGGTTCAACTGTACTAGCATCGTACAATAGAAAGTACGAGAAACTCTACGCACAGATTCCATACCTACAAGTTTCTGGTACAAAGATTGACAGCATGGTAAGAACTACTAATATTGTTCCTGTTGATAGTAATACTACTAATTTTACTTCTTATTCTATCTCTGACTTTGAAACTACCTTCTTGAACGAAGAGCAGTATTTCTTGAATCAAAAGGTTGTTGCTTCTACCATCAATGAAAGCTTGAATAATCTAGACACTTCTCTCGCATACAAACTTAAGTTGTCTTCAGAGCAGTCTTATCTATCACCTGTCATTGACTTGAGATCGGCTTCTGTCAAAACAATTACTAACAGAATTGAAAATGCAGTTGGTAGTGAAGACAGATATGGCAAGAGATATCAACAGATTCAACTCTTCCCTGTCTATAAATTTACTGTTAGTGGCAATGAGGACAATGGAACTGAAGTTCCTATTGTTATCAATCAAAATGTTACTGGTGTAACATCAGGAGCACAATCAGAAGTTCTTCGTGTCATTGGTAGTGATGTATACATAAAGATTAAGAACTCGGTAAACTTTGATATTGGCGAGCAATTGTTCTTTAGCACACAGTCTGCTGCTGGTGGAGATCTAGAAGGCATTACGGTTACTATTTCTAATGACGGTATCTTTGATCAGAATCCTAATTTTGTTGCTGGAACTACAGTAACTGCATTCAATCCTGCACAAAGAGTAGATAAGTATGAGAACAAGATCAGCGGTAAGGTAGTTGTTTGGGATAGCAAGACCAAAACTCTGACTCTTGAAAATGATAAGAATCCCATTAATAACAATTACACCAGTGAGATTACACTGGGTAGTGATTACGCAAGAAATAGCACCACAAGTGAGCAACTTGCTGATGTATTCAGAGTAGGAGATCTTATTGACTTTGATGGATCTTCGTTTGAAACTTCCAAGTATGCAGAGATTAGATCTATGACATACACAGTAGGTGTTGATTATGTTAATGAATCTGGATCTGTAAATACTTCTGGTGTTGCCAAGTATGTTACTAGAGAAATTGTTCTAAACGCTCCTGCTTCTGGAATCAATGTTAATCTCACGGTTAATGTAAGTGATGTCAGCAACTTGCAAGTTCTATATAAAGTTAAACCTGAAGCATCCCAACAAAAATTTGATGACCTTAACTGGGAATACTTCAATAATAACGGTGCTTCCGATGATGATGTTATTGCGACAGCAGAAAATAGCATCTCGGGTCAGTTTGAATCCCAGGCTGCTTATCAAGAGTTGAAGTTCAGTAAAGAAGATTTGCCCGACTTCTCTTCTTTTGCAATTAAAATTGTTATGAAGTCTGATAATCCTGCATATGTCCCTAAAATCCAAGACATGAGAGCAGTTGCATCCTTCTAATATGAAATATGTAAAAGTCGAAGGACAAGAAGGATTTGTGCGAGATATGGAAACTGGTGCAATTATTTGCACCAGCAAACCTCGCAAATCATTTTCCAATGAATTTAAAAATGTAGTAAGCGAAATAAATACTTTGAAGGAAGAAATGTCCGAAATTAAGTCACTCCTTAAGCAGCTAATCAAATGACACTACGTAACGTACCAAAGTCTCACACTCTTGAGCAGCAACGTTTGGAGATAAACGAAATTGCTGTAGATTTGGATACTGCTGTTGATGGAGTACAAACATTTGGTGGAGATAAAACTTTTACTGGTGATGTAACGTTTAATAGTGATGTAACATTTACTAGCGATGCTAGTTTTAATCAGGAGATACATTCCACAACAGGTGGATTAATATTAAAAACTGCAGATCAGATAACTCCTGGTCAGATGATTACCGAAGCGATCTTTGGTGGATCAATGTATGTACCATACGGTTTCAGTACATACCCCATTACTAATTTTCCTGGCGGTGGTATTAGCGAGACATCAACTACTGATGGAATAACCATCACTAATGGTGGACAGATTTATATTTCTAATAGCAGTGGAAGTTCTCTCTGGAGAGGTAGACAGTCTGGAACTGCTGGAATCACATCAGAAATCGATGCTCCTGGTAATGCCACATTTGCTGGAACTGTCACTGCTTCAGGTGGAGATTCCAGTGATTGGAATACTGCATACGGTTGGGGTGATCATAGTGCTGTAGGATATCTGACTAGTTATACAGAAGCAGATACGTTAGCATCTGTAACTGGTAGAGGTTCTACTACAAATGAAAACCTCACCTTTAATGGAACTACCCAGTTCAATGATGCTATTGCAATTGCTGATAATAAAGTATTAAACTTTGGTGCTAGTAGTGATGGTCGTATCTCGTATACATCCTCCACCAATAGATTTTATGTAAGAACTCCTGGCGGTAGTGCAGATTTAATTCTTGGTGCTGGTCCTGCGATTAGAATTACAAACGAGAATGGTCTAACCGACAGGGCAGTATTTACAGCTTCTGGTGCTACTCTTAATGGAAATATTAATCTTACTGGCAATATTGATGTAACTGGTACTGCAACTTTATCAGGAGTTACTTTCCCATCATCAACAGGAAGTAATGGAGAAGTCCTTACTAGTGATGGTGCTGGTGGAACATCTTGGGGTCCTGCAGTTCCTTCTGGTAATTCGTCAGTTATTGCTCCAGTTGCATACGCTTTTGTAGACGTAGCTACTGCTGGTAGTGGCACTGGGATGTCTTGGGGTGCTTATGATGCAGCTAATGGTGAAATGGATTTTACCTTCGGCACTACCCAATCCGATGCAGACTATTATGTACTAGCAGAAAGAGAGCAATACGATACTCATACTGTTAGTATAACTAACAAAACTACCACAGGATTTAAAGCAACGTGGTTAGGAAATGATGGTGTTACACCATTATCACCATCAACTTTTGGTGGAGTTCTTCTAGTTTATGCATCTACTCCTACCGTATCGGTTGTTGGAGGTGGCGGCGGATCTAATTATGTTTTACCTACAGCATCAGCTACGACTCTTGGTGGTATTAAAGTTGGTTCTGGTTTAACCATTAATACTGGTGTCCTGTCAACATCTGGGTCGTCATCATATAGTACGATATCTAATTTTCCTTCTGCTAGTACCAGTGAAGGATCTTTTGGATATGCAGATGACACCAACATCATGTATTACTCCAATGGAGTAAGTTGGACCAGTCAAAGATTGGTAACTACAAATAGTACCACGTCTTCGGATTTTGCAACACTTCTAGGTAATACTCAACTTTCTTACGACATTAACGTTGTTGATTACACTGCAGGAACTACGGAAGAGAATGACGTAAGAAAAATAATTAGGCTTGAAGATTCTGACGGCACTACAGATCAAATTGTTTTAGTTGCAGGAAATGGACTAGAAATTAGCGATTCTGGTGATGAGATTCAATTTGATTTGACTGCGAGCATTGCAAACACTACATATTCCATCTCCGCAGAAACTGCATCAGGATCTGCAGATTCTAAACTTACTCTAACTGATAGTGATGGAACTACTGATGAGATTACGTTTGCTGGTGCTGACGGTTTACTTGTAGAAAGAACCGATGCTAATACACTTACCTTCAGAGCACCATCTGGTAGCGGTGGTGCATCATATACAGCAGAAGAAGCACAAGATGCTGCAGCACTGTTATTCAATAACGGAACTCATACTGGTATTACTTTTACATATGATGACGCTGCAAATAGTATCGATGCTGTAGTAACTGGTGGAGGTGGTGGAGGCACTACCTACGATTTGCTTGGTTCAAATACAACCAGTAACAATGCAATTCTTACATTGCGTGATGCTGCTAATAACGATGACACCATTGAATTTACAGGAAGTAACGGAACTGATATTACTTGGGATGGTGCTAATAAAAAAGTTACGATTAATAGCGTTGCTCCAGTCCAATCTGATTGGGATGCTACTACTGGATTAGCACAGATCCTCAACAAGCCATCTATTCCATCTGCATATACATTACCTGCTGCTACAACATCTACACTTGGTGGTGTTATTCCTGACGGCACTACAATCACACTGGATGCTAATGGTAATATCGCTGCTGTGCCTGGTGGTTATACACTACCAATTGCTGCAGCAGGAACGCTAGGTGGTATTAAAGTTGGTTCTGGTTTATCTATTGATGCTGGAGGTGTTCTTACTGCTACAGGCGGTTCTAACGTACCACAGATTCAAGATCTTACGGGTACTACAACATCAATCGCTGATGACGCAACCGCAGAACTAAATATTACAGGTTACAAAGCGTATACTTTATTTAAAATTGAAACTGACGCTGCAGCATGGGTCAGAGTATATACTGATGATACTTCCAGAGATGCTGATCAAACTAGAAGTGAAGGAGCAGATCCTTCTCCTGGTAGTGGTGTTATTGCTGAAGTAAGAACTACTACAGCAGAATCTATATTAATTACTCCTGGTATTATGGGATTTAATAATGATAGTCCTAGAACAACTACAATTTATCTTTCAGTAACAAATAGAAGTGGATCCGCATCCACGGTTACCGTAACACTAACAGCACTACAGATCGGAGAATAATTAAATGTCAGTTTTAAAATCAGTCATTGATGTAAACAATGGCAACACTGGATGGACGAGACAAAATTTAATGGATGCCTTTGAAACTGCATTGGGTAATCTAGGAATGAATGCAGGATCATCTGTAACTGGTGTTCCTCAAATTTGTGTGGCTCCTGATGGAGAAAGTGCAACTTTAGGTGGTGGTGTAGCCGCTTTTAAAGATGCTAATAATGGTGATTATCCAACAAATCGTAACTGGGGTGCTTCTCAAACTAATATCTATGATGTGGTCGAAGGACTAGCACCAACCACAATTAGCATGGTTACCAATGGTGGAAACGGTACTGATTATATTATTTCAGGAACAGATAGAACTTCTTCATTTGCTGCTGCATCAGATCCCAGTATCGAAATTTATGTTGGTGACACAATCACCTTTGATAACAGTGCTTTGAGCGGAGGTCACCCAATGTACATCAGGGTATCTGATGGTGGTGCTAGTGTTTCAAACCCTGCTGCTACTGGTGAAGGCACTGATACTGTTTCTTACACACCTACATCTACTGGTACATATTACTATCAGTGTAGTGTTAGTGGTCATGAAGGGATGATCGGAACTATTACAGTTAGCACACCTACTGATACCGACTATCGTCTTTTAAGACGTGTTGGCATCGATAACTATGCACCATACTCTTCACCAGGGCAAATAGATTTAGACACTGACACAATCAAGTTTTACCCGCGCCATGGTTTGAATACTGGTGATCCTGTCAGATATCTTCCAGGAGAAACTAATGCAATATATGCATTAGGAACTAATTTACTACCTAATAGTTTAGTGTATGTAATTAAAGTTGATAGAGATAATTTTAAACTTGCAACATCAGCAGCTAATGCAACTAACGGTATTGCAATTGATCTTACTGCTACTGCATCATCAGCTAAAACGTTTTCTGTAGTTTTCATACAAGAACCACAACAGACATCTGATTATGTCAATCCTACCATTGAAGTTCACTATGGTGACAAACTTCAGTTTAATAATAATCCTGCAAATTCAACAAATCTTACTTTATGTAGAGATGTAGATTCATTTGATACCAATCAAAGGATTGTTTATGACGATCCGACATATGGATATACACCCTCATACCAGACTAGCGTTAGTTATCGCACCAATCCTACAAACATTAGTTGTGTTCCTGGTAATGATTTACTTTGGGACACTACATCATATGAGCAATCAGAATCAGAAGCCCTTTATCCTTCATCAGTATTAAATCCATCGTTTTTGGGAAGACCTGGAGAAGATGGTACTAAAAAATATATCTATTGTAGTGAAACTAATTCATCTGCAAAAGGAATAATCACTCTTCTTCCTAGTTACATTAATGTTTCATATCCAACTCAAGTAGTGGCTGATGGATATTACAAATATACCGTACCTGCATCTGGAGGAAGATCTGAACTTAAGTTGAGAGTTTGGAGATATGGAATTAATGATGGTACTGTAAAAAATGTCACCATCCATAGTATTGGAACTGGATGGTCTGATGATGAAGAATTTACAATTCCAGGAGAACTAGTTGGTGGTAATGCCACAACTGGTGATATTAGATTTGGTGTTACTACTCCAGAATCATATAGCAATGCATACGATGGCATTGCTAGTATTAAGACAACTACGTTAGGTGGTGGATCTAATTTCTACCAAAAATCTGGTGTGGGTGCTTGGGCTATTCTTAATGTAGAAAACGACGCCACTAAAAAATATGGAAATACATTTTATTCTTTTTATCTACAGGGTAGTGCCAGCGCCGCTTGGACTTTAAAAATGCAATCTGGTACTGGATGGGAGTTTTTGAACCGTAAAGGAACATCTTCAACTTTAACCACAGTTAATGATGAATGGGGAGCGTTCACTGGTTATAACGGATTGGATAGACAAAATAATAATATCGTTGATGCTGCAACTGTTCAAACTTTGAGTACATCTTCAACTCCAACTGCATATCCAATGCAGATTAGAACCTATAGAGCTCAAGCACCTCAAGATACAAGTTTTGCAGTTATTCAATTTACTCAAATAATTAATACAAAAATTATACCTTATGCTACATTTAGTATTCATACAGGTAGTGGATATGGTAATGGTACATTTGATTTAGATCATGTATTCTTGTCAGGATATACTCAATATAAGGCAACAACACAATACATAGACTTAACAACATATGTGCCTGGTTATCTTCAAAATTCAAGTTCTTATTGGAACCCAAATCACGAACCTATTAACGAATATTCTCAAGCAAGGAATGCTTATTTTGGATATATGAGGGGGGATAGCACTGCTAATGAATATGTGTACGACCACTATTATAATAATATAAAAGAGGGAACTAATAATGCGACTGCTATCTATTACAGAAATAGTACATACGATGCTCACCAGGGAGTATCAGTGGATGCCTCTGCAGATTACTACAAACCTATCAAAACTATTCCAATTTCACAAAGAATGATTCCTTGCCCATATTATCTACCAGATGATTTTGTATTGCTGCAAGTAGCAACAACTCCAGGACTAACAGAATTCAGACCAGGTGATACAGTTACAGTAAGTGGATCTGAAATTTATGAGGTTATCCAAGCAGCGTATCAAACACAACAAACTGGTTTAGATGGGGTGTCTAATAATTCTAGTGAAGGTATGCTATTCCTAGCGAGGACTACCTGATGGCAGATTTTACTTTTTCAAATCTAACTAGTGCAGTATCTGGATTTTCAACTACACAATCAGTTGCAAATACAAATACTGATTTTATACCTACAGTACATTCAGGAACTTCCAGATCTCAAAGTACAGCAACGAACCCTATAAATCATTTAATGAGTGACATGGCTGGTGGTGCTGGTGGATCTCACTCTGCTGACGGTGGTTTCCTGACAGGTAGAAGACCACATGAGGGTTTACTGTATCCTCGTGGTTATTATAACAAGTAAGATAAATACTAAAATAGAGGAATAGTCTGGTATCATGCCATTAAGAAACGTACCAATTACATATACCCTTGATCAACAGAGGCAAGAGATCAACTCCCTTGCCTCTGATGTTAATAATATTGATGTCAGCTTTGATGAAAAGGTAGATGATAGAGTCGCTGCCCTAGTACAAGGTGGTATTGGAACTGCAGTTACTTATGATGATGCAAATGGATCACTAACGATTGATCTAGCATTTAATGAGTTTTCCACAAGTTCTATTCTAGAAGGTACTAATCTTTACTATACAGAGGACAGAGCAAATGCTGCTATTGATGCAAGAGTAAATCAAAACTTTGCTAACAATCTCAATATCACTAATCTTGGTCCTCAAGATTCTATTACTCTTACTCTAGGACAGACTACTAGAACTATAACCCCTCTTAACTATAACAATACTTCTTGGGACACTGCATATGGATGGGGTGATCATAGTGCTGTAGGATATCTGACTAGTTATACAGAAACTTCTACTTTAGATAATGTACTATCTAGAGGTGATTCATCTGTACAAACTGCATCTTTTGGTACAGTAAAATCCGATGTATTTACATCACAAACAGGGTCAACAAACCTGTCTCTGACTGGAAATAATATTATTGCTACAGCAGATTTAAGAGTTGGTACTATTGATACTTCTCTATCTAATGACTATGGTGTCAGAGCAAATGCTGATGGCGAAGTTATTATCAACCACTCACCAACAAATGGTGGTCTAACTCTAAAATCTGGTGGTAACTCTACATTCACTGTTGATAATTTAGGAAGATTAAATGGTGTTGTTAAGTTTGTAACGTCTGATGGAAGTGCAGGTCAATCTCTACAAACTGATGGTTCTGGACAATTGGTTTGGGGCGAAGGTGGCGGAGCAAATGTCGAAGTAAGCGACAATCCACCGTCTGGAGCCACCAGTGGAGATATGTGGTGGGAGAGTGATTCGGGTCGCTTGAAAGTCTACTATGACAATGGATCTAATCCTGCAGCATGGGTTGATGCATCTCCTCCACTTAAGATTAGTGCCCCTAATTCTGCTTTTGTAAACAACACAGGAAATCTATCTGCAGACTCCCCCTCGGATCCTATTTTTGAAGATACTAACGGTATCTTTAATGCAACTATTCAAGTTAGTACCTTTACTAAAACCAGAATCAGTGTTCTATTAGGATCTGTAACAGGATCTAATAATACTAATGGTACTATTATTCTACAAAGAGTTGTGGGAGCAACTACTACTGATATTTGCACAGTTAAGTGTCCTGATCCATCTGTAACTGGAATCATTCCGATTGCATTTGACTTCATCGATTTGCATGGATTGGATACTGGAGATAATGTCACTTATCAATTATCTCTAACACTGAATGTTTCTGGTACTAGAACTGTAGCAGAAACAAGTCAGTTATTTGTTACTGAAATTTGAAATAAATAACTAAACGGAGAGATCTTAAGCAATGGCAATCTTATTCCCAGATACCGCTGGACAACCCACAGACGGTTCATTCACACATACCGATGGTGGGTTAACCTGGATCTGGAATGGAACCAGCTGGAGATCCAGTGGCGGAACCCTGGATACATTCCAATTACCCACAGCAAGTACCACAGTATTGGGTGGTGTTAAGGTAGATGGTTCTACAGTTAACATTGATGCTAATGGTGTCATCACTGCCGCTGGTGGCGGTGGAGGTGGCGGCGGCGGAGGTACTAGTCTAGGAAGTAGGCAAACTTTTAATGCTTCCACTAGTGGTTCGCATTCCGATGGTGCATCAGAAAATATTACGATTACTGCATACAAAGGATATGCATTATATAAAGTTGAAGTATCTCAACCAGCATGGGTAACTTTGTATGTTAGTTCCGCTACTAGAACTGCCGATGCTAGTAGAGTTATCACCCAAGATCCTGCTCCTGGTAGTGGCGTAATTGCAGAAGTGATTACACAATCATCTGCTGAAACTGTATTGTTTACTCCAGCATTGATTGGATATAATGATGATGCCACCCCAAGTACAAACGTGTACTTGAAAGTTGTAAATAAAAGTGGATCTACACAAGGTATCGACGTAGAGCTAACGGTAACACAACTAGAGGCGTAAAATGGCGAAGCTATTATTGGATGTCATTCTTGTAGAAGGAACTGACAAGCAAGAATTCGTAGATAGTTTTGATGCCGACACGGAAGCGGATTGGTGGAATATGTTGGGCAGTATGCCCAAGCTAATCGTCATGAATGTTGAAGAGGATTATATAACAACATTCCGTTCGCATTCTAGTGTAGTTCAGGCAACAGAAATTCCAGAAGATTTTGAAGCTTCCGTTGCTCCATCAGTAGAGGAGATGTCGAAGTGGTATACATCTAGTACAAGTTCTTCTTATAGATCTCCTACTGGTAATGGAGAAGACAACGCTCCTGTACAATTTCTTTATGACAGTAATCAACTTGTACCATTAGACGGTGGTGGAGAGGTTTTTACTGTAGGAAGAGATGATGATAGTTTCTCTACTCAAGGAGCATACACATATAAGTCTAGATGGACTGGAAAGCATGTTGACATCGTTACTCTAGAATCTGGTAGTGGTGGAGATTGGGCAAGTAATACAGGCACACATGATACACATCCAGATTTTCAAAAGTTATCTTCTGAAGATGACTCTCATGCAAGAGTAGATCCATATTGGTATCAGTGTCAGGCACACTCAAATATGAAGAATACCATCACAGTAGATCCTGCTGATGGGACTAGAAATACCTATACTTTTACTGTAAGTTTTGGTGGAAGTGGAATTTATACTTTAGTTGGTAATGATAGAAATGGTGCTATCAATGGAAGCAATCCACCTATTTCTATCCAGGAAGGAGATGTTTTAATCTTTAATGTAACTGCTTCTAGTCATCCATTTATGATCAGAGATGCTGATGGTGGCAACAACATCACTGACGGTAGCGTAGATAACGCAGGTACTGATAACGGTACTGTTACTTGGACTACTAGAACATCATCTAGATTCATTCCAATGGATTGGCCTGATCTAGAAGCAGATGCTAATAACCAAGTTACAACTAACGAAGGCGGTAATAGTGGATTAACTAATCATGGCATGGGTGTATTGAGTGCTGCTGGTGGAACTATTTGTGGATTTGCAAAGAAAGCAAATCTTTATGCAATGTATTTGGTATCGGGTGACAGCCCTACAGAGTGTATTCAAGCTGCTATTGATTGGCATAACGCAAAACCAAATAATCCAGAGACAGGTGTTCCTAACCCAACTATTCTAATTGCAGAGTATCAATACTTACGTGATAGAAGACATGCAATTCCTATTGACAGTGTATCCCAAATTAATAAAGCAGATGGAACAACGGTAACTAGACCAGGAACTTGGGGATCAGACTTTTCTGAATTTGTAAAAGAAAACATTATACCCTTCAAAGTATATAATCCAACAACTACAAGTTATTCTTGGATGGTTGTGATGCCATCACAATTTGATTATAGTTCTTTAAAATCTGCATTAGACAGTGCTTGGAGTAATGGCATTGTTTGCATTAATGCAGCTGGTAATAACGGCGGAACTTTTAACAAAGAGAATACTAAAACTGCTACAAGTATAGATATTGATGCTGGTTCAAATTACTCTATTATCAACATTGCTTATGGTAGTTCTAACTCGGAAAGCACATCCAGTACAACCACATGGTATCCATTTATATCATATGGTCCACATGGTGTAGAGAGTAATATTGATGTTGCTGCTGGTTATAACTCACAAGACTATCCTGGTTTAGATGGATATTCAAATAGAGGACCAGGAATTGATATTGTAGGTCTTGGTGCTAACACATGGACTTCGTATCCTAGTTCCACATATGGAACTTATAAGTGGGGAATGTTCTCTGGTACAAGTTGTGCTACTCCAACTGTGGTGGGAAAGGCAGCACTAGTCATGGAAGAATACTTCTGGTATAACAATGCTTGGCCAACTCCTGATCAGACTAAATCAATACTATTATCAAAAGCATCAAATAAATGTAGAGGTATAGCATCGGGTGGTGTTGGATTTAGTTGGTCGAATGCACCTAGTGCAGGTGGCGCATCTTTATCTAATGAAATTTCTTTTGGAAACTGTGTTATTTCTAGTGGCAATAATGGTAATGGTGGTTTTACATATACAGAATTAACAGGCACTACACATCTACGAGCATACTTTGATCCACAAGATCAAGACAGTCATCCATTTGTACACAGAATCAAACATAATAGCAAAAGACCAGTTGCAGGTGGGATGTATCCAAGAGTGAATAGTGCTGTAGGTCGTCATCGCATGGACCTACCTGATATGACATAAATAAAAATACTTGTTATATTTTGATGGATAATACACAATTGCGAGCTGAATTTGAAAAACAGTTTGCTGATTACGATCTTAAAATTAGGCGAGGTGAGGAAGAACTTGTCAAGTTGCGTGAATATCGCACTAAACTAGAAGGCGGGTTAGAAGCACTTAACATACTAGAAAAGGGTACAGATGGCAGCGATACCAGTCAACATACTGATTGATAAAGGAGCAGACTTTGCAGTCACCTTTTTCATCACTAATAAAGACGGAACCCCGCTAAACATGTCAGGGTACACTGGTTCTGCTGTGATGAAGAAAAGTTATTCTGCATCAACTTCGGTTCCATTTACTTTAGATTTTGTCAACAGAACTACAGGAGAAATTGCTCTCACATTAACAGATACTGAAACTCTAGCATTGGATCGTAGAAGATATGTCTATGACATTATTCTCATTGATCCAAATGATTACAAAACTAGAGTGATTATGGGTAATGCAGAAGTAAGTCCTGGAGTTTCCTGATGGCACAGTATAACGTCAGGGTTGGAAACAATGCATATCGTGTTGGCAAGCAATTACCAGCACAGCATAAGCTTGACGTAAACTACCAAATTCCATCGAAGTCAGTACAGAATTCTAATCTTCTGATTGAATCACTGGCATCTCAATTTGATGGAACTCAAGATACATTCAATCTAATCGTCAATGGAGAAGCATATACTCCATTAAACGAAGAACAGATAATGATTTCTGTAGGTGATGTTGTTTTATCACCTGGAGTTGATTACATTGTTTCCAACGATCAGATTGTTTTCAGTACACCACCAACTGCAGGTGTACAGTTCTTTGGAGTGGCATATGCTACTACAGCAGATCTAACCAGAACTCTTAACTATGTCATAGACAGTGGTTCCTTTCCTATGGGGAATGGTCCTAAAGGAACCATGACAGTTGACGTTACTGGAATCATTGAGTCCTGGACTATCCTTGCTGATAGCGAAGGAAACATTGAAGTTGATATTGAAAAATGTAGTTTTTCTGACTTCCCCAATTTTCAATCTATTTGTGGTACTGAACGTCCCACATTAGGAATCATAAATAATAGCACGGCTAGAAAAAATAAAGATGACAGCCTGTCTACCTGGAACACTACCGTGAATGCAGGAGATATTTTTCAATTCAAAGTGAATTATTCGATCAACATCTCACGATGCATGGTCTCATTGAAATTGAAACTATAAATAGTATACGATATAAATAACAATAAATCGAGAGATAAACACGGAGAGTTTACATGGCACTGCTAGTAACCGACAACGGTGAAATTGATTCTCTACGTAATCTACTGAATTACAATCAGGAGATTCCTAGAAACTTAATTCTGAAGTTGTTCACAACAAATACATATCCAGCTGAAAGCGACACCCCTTCGCAGACAAGATATTACGAGCCCTACACCAACAACAATACGTTGGGTTATGGTTCTGGACCCACCACAGGGTATCATCAAGTTGAAAATAATAGAACTGATCAGGATTATTCTAACCAGTATGGAATTCTGCTGAACGGAACTCGTTGGACAATCGAGACCCTACAAGCTGCTGCAGTTGCTGCTGTCGCTGGTTCTGGTACTACTGACGAGTACACAGTCACCGTTGCTTCAAATACTGGTATTAAAAAAGGCGACTACGTAACTGGCGGCGACGTTGGTACTGGTGCATATGTCGTCGATATCGACGGTCTAACTCTCCTATTGAGCGTCAAGAACACTGGTACATTCTCCAACCAAAACCTAGATTTTGGTGCTGGCAGAACGACTGCTTCTTACCCCGAGCAAACCTTCACGTTTGATGGTGCTGCTGGTGATGTTTATGGTTACATGCTTGTTCGTGCTAACAACATGCCTACCACCATTCACGGTGTTCTCGATGCAGGCACTGCAGCCGCTGGAACAACTATCAGTAAGACTGGTATCCGTGGTACTATCGGCAATGACTATTTCGTTCTTGCTGCTGTTTCTAACACCACTACCATCACTGGTACTTCTGGTGAGTTCTCCGTAACTGTTGGTTCTACTGCAGGTCTTGCAGTTGGTCAGAGACTAACTGGTACTGGTATTGCTACTGGCGCAAGAATTGCTGGTATCGCAGGAACCACTGTTTATCTAGACAAGGCACTCACTGGTGCTGCTTCTGGTAACGGTGTATTCCAAGCAGAAGTCGGTGAAGATCTAACTGTCGGCATGTCAGTCTCACAGACTGGTACTGCTGGTGTTGTTGGCGGTGCTCCTAATGGCATCGACGCTGCAACTATCATCACTGGTATCGATCATCAGGTATACGTTGATGGTTCTTTGACAGACGGAACAGTCACTGTTTATCTGAACAACGCACTGATTGATAACATTCAGCCGTCTAACAGCAATGACGAAGTTGAATTTGACTTCAGTAAGGTAACTGCAACTGGTCACGGTCTCGTCAAAGGCGATGCCGTCTATATCGACCAGGGTACTGGTAACAGCACCACAACTGCTAGCACCTACACCGTATTCGATGTAATTGATGCTAACACCTTCACTACAACCAAGGCACTAAACGGCACTGGTTCACTAACTCTTTACAGCGCAATCTTCTTCGCTGAAAGATTCACGAATGGTCCATACGCGATTCAAAATGCTGGTGACCAAATCAAAGTCACCCTGAACGTCAGCCTCGACTGATATACTCAAATTGGGTTCTACATTATGGGGGGATTGCTTCACTGGCGATCCCCCTATTTTTTTAACTTGTCTGTAGTTTATGGTATTCTCCTACGCTGGTACTGGAAGAATGCCCCAGTTTGTTGCTTATGAAGCACTGGGGGTAATTTCTTACAGCTATACAGCGTCGGTACTAAACGAGTTTATTAAATTAGATTTTGGTTCAATAGGTCTAGCATACTGGGTAATTGCAGACCATGCAAACAAAATCATTCAAGACTATAAAGATGATCAAATAATCAACCTGACAGAAGACGGCGGAGTCGTCAGTCAATTTGATTATGGTAGCATTTTAGAAGTAGAGGCAGTAGCACAAGACGATTGGGGTCTTGTTACCGATACTTCAAACATCGAGACGATGGGAAGAACACACTTCCATTCTCTCACTACATGGTCTGTTATCAAGACGTGGGTTGGTTCTGGAACCGTCTGGGAGTTCGGAGGATCTACTTACAGACTGGATGCCCCATGGATCGGTTCGGGTACGCTGCGAGTATCCAGCACTGCCAACACTCATTATGTACCTGCGATTGCTACGGAGGGACTACTACCCCTTCGTAGTGACACTAAAATTGCGTATGCTCCTAACTGGAATGTATTCGGCACCTTATTCAGCGGTAGCTTTGCTGGTGAGGCGGTCGTTAAGGTATTCCCAGAGGATCCCGATTATACACGCATTGCACCTATTTACGTAAGTGCTGCCGAACTTCACAGCACGTACAACCCAGTATATCGTGCTACAGAATTTATTCCAGCGAGTGGAACTGGTACGGGAAGGGAAGGCGGATTTGCTATTGGACCTCATGTTAGATTCGGTACAATAAATGATCCCGATCTGGATGATGGTTTCAGTGATGAGAGAAGAGTTAGATATTATGATGTAGATCTCACTAATGTTGTTAGACTTCACTTCCACATCATCAAGGGAAGTGGAAGCAATGGTGGAGAACAACCCGACAATGGCGAAGATCTTCTCATAGAGGTTCATAAAGCAGATTCCAACCAAAGTATTCTCACTAGGATTTCTTATGGTGGGAATACTAGTGACCACACTCTTACAACCAAAACTTTTAATCTCGAACCAAATTATACAGACTACCAAACTGCTGGTGCAGATATAAAAGTATCGCAGCGAAATTGGACTGGTACATATCAATTCGATCATTATGGTCTCGCAGGAATAACATTTGACACTAGAGTCGGTGTTGGAGATCAACGCAATGATCTATTCAATGTTGGTGGTAATGCTAGTGTCAGCTTCAGACCCAACTGGGTTGGTTCTGGTGTCCTATTCAGCTTCAGCACTACAGATATTTCTAGAACGTTCGACTACGTTGGTAGTGGAACACTATTCGGACTGTCGTCTCTAGACGAAGCAGTTACCTGGGATTACAACAATTCCAGCATCGATTTCTTTACCTATGAGAACTTTGGATCGGTTGCAGAATCACCAATTGATTCGATTACGATCCAATCGATTGCTAATGATACAATCCAAAGTCGTGCAAACGAAAGGATTATTGATCTAGTTGTATCTGGATCTGTTTCTGGTGCATTCCTAGACTTCGGTACTATTCTCACTGACGGTGAGCAGACTCCCTCTACTGTCGGACTCGACTGGGGTCAGATTCTTACCAATCAGACAGATTATCCATTCGGTCTGTTCCCAATCGGTGGTACTGCCAAGCAAGTATTCACTCCCAACTTTATTGGTTCAGGTGTACTGTTCTCGTTTGGGGAAGGTATTGGTAGAACCAAACCAAGATGGATTGCCTATGTTCAGATTGGAATCTCTGGTGTTGCGAAGACAAACTTCAGTCTTCTCCACAAAGGTTCAGGCAATCTATTCAGCTTCAACAACGGCGAAGATCGCAGAGCATATGTATACAGAGGTTCAGGTGCCCTCTATGCCATCTCTGGTGCTTCCGAATCGGTTGGTGCTGACTATCCTGACTCTACAGCGTTGCTGCCTATTGCAGGCGTTGCTGGGGTCAGCTTCACACCTAACTGGAATGGTACAGGTGTTGCAACTCTTACAGGTGCATCAGTCGAGAGACAGACTGATCACTATCAAGGTTCTGGAACTCTATTCAACTTCGAGACTGCTAACGAGGCAGTTGCATATCACTACAGCAGCACATCTAATGCGATATTCAACTATCGCAATTATGGATCGGTCGCTGATACACCGATCAATTCTATTACGATCCAGTCTATTGCTAATGAGACTATTGAGAGTCGTAAAGACGAACGAATTATTGATCTAATTGTTGCTGGATCTAGTGTCGGTCAGTTCCTAGATTCTGGTTTCATTCTCCTCAATGGCGAGGATTCTCCAGAAACTGTCAGAGAAGATTATGGTTCCATCATGGAATCTATTTCCCGTTATGCAATGGGAGACTTCTTGTTTGAGGGCGAAGCAGCATCTGCTCGAACACGTACTCATATTGGAACTGGTAGTCTATTTGCATTCGTTGAAGGTCGTGGTAGAACCAAACCAAGATGGATTGCTAATATCCAAATTGAAGTTAGTGGTAAAGGTGATACACCTCGTGCAAGAAGCTTTGTTGGAGAAGGCGTACTATTCAACCTCAACAATGCAGAAGACAGGAGAGCATATGCATACAATGGTTCTGGTGCCCTCTATGCCATCTCTGGTGCTTCTGAATCGGTTGGTGCTGACTATCCTGACTCTACAGCGTTACTACCCCTTACAGGCGCTGCTAGGGTCAGCTTCACGCCTAACTGGAATGGTAGTGGTATTGCCACTCTCACGGGTACATTAGTTGAGAGACAGACCGATCATTATAAAGGATCTGGAACTCTATTCAACTTCGAGACTGCTGACGAGGCAGTTGCGTATCATTACAGTAGTACATCCAATGATATCTTTGAATATCGTAACTACGGTTCCGTTGCAGATACTCCAATTGAATCTATTACGATTCAATCTATTGCTAATGAAACAATTGAGAGTCGCAAGGACGACAGAATTATTGATCTAGTAGAAAGTGGTTCTACTTCTGGATCTTATCTGAATTACGGATTCATTCTTCTCGATGGCGAAGATGCTCCCGAGACTGTTAGAGAAGATTATGGTTCCATCATGGAATCCATCTCCCGCTATGCGATGGGAGACTTCCTGGTTGAAGGTGAAGCAGCAACATCCAGAACACGTACTCATATTGGTTCTGGTGACATCAAGATTAATGTCGCTACTATCGTCAGCGTTCCACCCAAGTGGACTTCTGATATATTCATCGATGTTACTGGCGAGGTTGCAGATAGCGTCACCAAGACATTCAATGGTTCTGGTGATCTATTCAACTTCGTATCCTCTGACGAGAGACGCGCCTTTGGATATCAATCCACTGGAACTCTATATGCAGTTAACGGTGCTGCTGAAGTCTTTGGTGCTAACCCACCAGATATTACAACAAATCTACAAGTCAGTGGATCTGCATCTGTTGCATTCGTTCCTAACTGGAATGGATCTGGTGACATATCCATCTTCGGTCAACTGGTCGAACGTGCAGCAGTCAATCCTCCTGCTCGTGGAAATCTGTTCGGATTCTCCAACGCTGACGATAGAAGAACATACAGCTATAACCAATCTTCTACCGATCTCTACGTTGATGTAGATTACGGATTTGTTGCTTCGCCTGTCATTGATTCTTGGGTCATTGCTAACCATGCATCCAAAGTCATTGAAGACTACAAGGATGACAAACTCTTTGATCTGGTCGAGAGTGGTGGTGGAGACTTCATTGATTATGGATTCATCGAGACTGCTAATCTCGCTGGTCTTCCTGGTGCAAACAATCTTCCAGATGCAACAGAAGATTATGGCACAATCATCGATCCTCAATACGAGAGATCGATCTACCCAATGGGTCATCTGTTCAAGTTCTCTGGACTTTCAGGTGGAGTCAAGGTTGTCATCAATCTGCGTCATATCGCAGTTCTTACCAAACCAACTCTCAAACTTGGTGGCGAAGCTGCAATTCGTCTTCCCAACGTCCACAGTGGAAGTGGTGTTCTATTCAACACTGGTGGTGCAGCAGAATCTGCAACATTCAGTCCAGACGATCTTACTGGTCTATTCGACTTTGTTGGATTCGCTGCAACAAGTTATACCCCCAATTTCAATGGTGGTGGCACCATCAGATTGGATGGTCGAGCATCTTCTGCAGTTGCATTCGCAGGATTCCAAGAGAACACTATCGTTCTACGTGGCATTGCTGGTCAGAAATACTTACCATCCTACGCTGGATCTGGATTTATCTCTACGTTGTCAGGAGCTGCAGAAGCAGTTACTGCAAGTCCAGATGATCTATTCGGTCTGTTTGACTTTGTTGGAACAGCAGCAGAGAAAGCAACTGCAGCATACGATGGATCTGGTTCACTGTTTGGACTATCTGGTGCAGTCGAAGCAGTTGCTGTTGCAGAGGAGAAGAGAAATCTTATCAAGGTCAGCGGCAACGCTGCCGAGAGATTCATCCCGAACTTCAATGGTTCTGGTTCACTCTCTGTTCTTATCGGCGCTGCAGAATCCAGAACAGCAAGTCCAGATCCATTCTTTACTCTGTTCGACTTTACTGGTCGTGGATCAGTCAGGGCAACGATTGCATACTCTGGATTTGCTCTTCTTTCTGTATCTGGAACAACCGAACCAGAGATCCTCACGTTTGCAGAGCAACCATTTGGTACTGCAACAATCTCTGGTCAGGGTGGAGAAAGATTTGTTCCCAGTTATGTTGGTTTTGGTCGAATCGCAGCACTGTCTGGTGCAGCAGAATCCCTTACTGTCAATCCTCTGGAGAGACAACTTCTGTTCTCCATGGGTGGAGTTGCAGGAGAAAGATTTGCTGCAGCACCTCAAGTCAAAGGAACAGAGATCAAGCTTCAGGGCGAGATTGCTACTCCTCTACGTACATTTGCAGAACAACCATTCGGGGTTGTTCCTGTCAGTGGTATTGCAGACGAAAGATTTGTCGATGTATATGGTGGATTCGGTACTCTGTTCTCTGGAGGATTCACTTCAGAATCCATCACATTCAAGATTCCTCCAGTCAGAGAAGGAGACATTCTCTTCCGTGGATCTGCAGTCGAAGCAACTGGATTCAATCCTCCAGATATTACAACACATATTATTCTCTCTGGAGAAGGTGTTGTTCCTCTACGTACATTTGCAGAACAACCAACAGTTCGCATCGCTACTCGTGGCACAGCAGTCGAAAGACAAACCGATGCATATCTCGGAACTGGTGCCATCTTCTCCAATGGATTCACTTCCGAGTCTATTACCAAGAGACTTCCAGAGTTCACCGCTCATCTCAATGTTACTGGTCTTGCGGAAGAGAAAGCAACATTCAGAGAGATCTTCTTTGGTTCCCTCTTCAAGTTCAGAGGATCTGCAGGTCGCGCACTCCTCACCTTTGCAGAGCAACCACAGACTCTATCCAAGATTAGTGGTGTTGCTGCTACCACAAGAGCAAGAGACTTTATTGGCGATGGCAACATTGCAACTCTTTCTGGTGCTGCAGAAGCAGCTACCTTCAATCCTCTGGAAAAAGATCTGCTCTTCGATGTTACTGGCATCGCTGCAGAAAGAAGAACCAATGCGTTTGTTGGTACTGGTCAGATCAGAATCTACCCAGAAGCAGCAGATATCAGGTTCACTCCGAACTGGAATGTCGAAGGTGTCATTCCTGTCAGTGGTACTGCAGTCGAGCGTGTCGCAAGAGACGAGGTTGTACGTGTCCTCATCGGTACATTCTCTGGTGCTGCCGAGTCTGTTACGTTCAACCCACTGGAGAAAGATGCACTCTTCTCCTTCACTGGTCGTGCAACAATTGCTTCTGCAGTATCGGAAGTCAAGAGAGTCGAACTGGCACTATTTGCAGAACCAGTTACAGTTCATGTTGTCGCTGTTCCTCCTGCAGGAGAAGGTACTGCAACTATCAGTGGTGTTGGCGTCGAAAGATCTGCAAGAGACTACATCGGTCAGATCCACATTGGTACATTCTCTGGTGCAGCAGAATCCCTTACTGTCAATCCTCTGGAGAGACAGCTTCTATTCTCTGCAACTGGTATTGCAACTTTACGTTCTACTCGTGCTTACGTTGGAACTGGTTCTCTCTTTGCACTCAACGGTGCAGCAGAATCCAGAGCAGTTGCACCACCAGCAGAGGGTCTATACGATATTACTGGCGAAGCAAATATTGTCATCACCCTCTCCCACGTTGGCGAAGGCAACCTATTCAGTTTCGTTACGAGCGAAGAGAAAGTTGCATACGACTATGTTGGAGAACAAGTTCTCTTCACCCTTTCTGGAGAAGCAGTCGAAAGAATTGCCAATGCAGAAACTTTCTTTGGTTCTATCTTCTCGTTCTCTGGAGCAGCAGAAAGAGTTGCTTATGTACCAAGTCTGCTTGCAGATGTCAACATTGCTGGTCGTGCAGAAACTCCAAGATCCAGAGTATTTACTGGATCTGGAGATCTATATGCATTCGAGAGTGCAGCAGAATCCAGAACAATTACTTACGAGAACGTCGCAATCTTCGACTTCCTCGGTCAGGTCAAGCCTGCTATCACCAAGGCATATGTTGGCGAAGCAGAAATCAAAACTTCTGGTGCATCAACGGTTGCATTTGTCAGAGCACCTTACCCTGGTCTGGCAGAAGTTCAACTCTCGGGTATCGCAGACGAGAGAACAACTGCCAACCCACCAGAAGAAGGCACAGAAATTGCAACCGATGGCGAAGCGAAAGTTCTTCGCTCTTTCGGATACGAAGGATCAGGTCAAATCAAAGTCAATGTCGATACCATCATCGGCATTTCTCTACGTATCTTTGGTACTGGATCCATCAATGTCAGAGTACATTCCAGATACTTCCCACTACTCCAGCACAGACCAGACGTTCATATCCTTATCACTGGCAGCGCAGCAACTGTCAAGATTGATGTTGCGCCAGCTCGTACATACGGATGGATTATTTAATGATATAAATAACCTCGGTATCCTAAATTAATTTTAATGACTACCCAGGTACAATTTAGGCGTGGTACTACTGCCGAACATGCTCATTTTGCGGGAGCGCAAGGTGAGTTAACAATTGATACTGATAAAAATATGGCGGTTGTCCATGATGGGACAACTAATGGTGGATTTGATGTTTTTCGTGCAAGGTGGGAGTATTTAAACACAAGTGTTACACTCGGAACAAGTCTTCGATATCTCGTAGACACATCAGGAGGACCACTAACTCTAACCTTGCCTCTATATAACAATCAATTGGTTCCTAAATCAGGGGACACGTTGGAGTTCATTGATATTAATTTTTCATGGGATACAAATAATGTAACAATCGTCGATCCAATTGGCAGACAATTCCAAAATACATTTGGAGTTGTTTCCAGTCCTTTAGTATTTGACTTGAAAGGAGCGAGAGTGCAACTAATTTGGGACGGTAACTACTGGAGAGTAATTGTATGACAATGTTTATTAGCGACAGCTATCAACAACAAGGTGGTGGGGGAACATCTGTATCTTCCAATAATTACACCCTAGGCAACGACTTTAGTATCCATGCTTTACGTAGGGATGCTGATGGAATGCTACGTTACACTAAAATTAGAAGTATTGATGACGAGACAGGTGATTTCTTTCGTTTAGATGGAAGTTCCTATCTTGATATTGCAACTGGTGCGTATGACTACGTAGAAGAAACTACAGAAGAGAAGTCATATTCAAATAATCCGCAAGATAAATACCAACAGTATAGATTTGATAGTCGTAAGATTAGCTATTTTGTTGATGATGACGGATACTTTGTAATTCGTTTCAATGAAAATTATGATTATTCCACCGAAGGACCCAAATAATAAGGCAGCATAAACATGGCAGATTTCAGATTAGGCAGACTTAAGTTTAATTGGAGGGGCGACTGGACAGTCGCAACTGCATACGTTATCGATGATATCGTAAAGTTTGGCGCAAACACCTATGTTTGTGTTTCCAACCATACGTCGGTATCAAACGAAGCGCAGTGGTATTCGGGCGATGGCGCTAGATGGCAAGTCCATACCGAAGGCATTTACAATCGTGGAGATTGGGCAGATGCAACCTTCTACAAATTAAACGATATCGTAAAGTACGGTAACGATCAATACCGTGTAACCGTTGCCCACACCTCTAGCGGTACATTCGCTTCAGCAAATTTCATTTCTTATGTCAATGGACTTAAGTTTGAAGATTCCTGGGACACTAATACCGAGTATCAATCTGGTGACATTGTAACCTTTGGTGGTTACTCTTATGTTGCCCTTTCTACTTCTACAGGTGCTGCACCAAACAACCTTGGCGCTAGTTGGGAAATTCTAACAACTGGTTTTAAAGTTGTAGGTACATGGAGCAATACCACAGCATACAAACCTGGTGACGTTGTACTACTTGGTGGTAACTCATACGTTGCTAAAACAACTAATACCAACTCTACACCATCAGCTGCTTCTGCTGATTGGGACTTCGTTGTTGGTGGTTTCACCTGGAGAGGTGTTTGGAGTTCGACAGAAACATATCAGCCTGGTGATGCAATCTCCAGAGCGTCTAACTCTTACATCTGTGTTGCCGAGTCTACTAACAATACCCCAGAGACAGACGTTAATGGAGACTATTGGAACTCCCTGACTCAAGGAGCTCAATCCAACGTCTTGACAGATGCTGGTGATGTTCTTTATATTTCGGGTTCTGGTGCTGCCAGACTACCTATTGGAGCCAGCGGTCAAGTTCTGACAGTTGATTCTAACGGTTATCCTGCTTGGGAAAAAAGTAATGCAACCGATCCTGTTTACTATGTTACTGTCAATGGCAGTGATCTAAACAGTGGCGAGAATATTACCAAGTCATTTGGTTCACTACGTTACGCTCTAGATAACGTTACTGGTCCTGCAACTATTTACGTTAAGGCAGGTACGTATAACGAAACTCTACCAATGTTCGTTCCCGAGAATATCTCGATCATTGGTGATAACATGAGAACTACTGTTATCAAACCAAACGTTGGTGCAAATTCTTCTACACAGAAACTGACACTAGCTACAGTTCCTGATGCTGCTTTAAGAGTTATTGGCGAAACATGCACCAACGGTGCTGGCGATAAGACTGCACAAATCATCGATGTTAAAGATGGTGGTGGTACTATTGATATCATGCCTATTACTGGTGGTGACTGGACAGTTTCGGATACTTTCGAGGCTGGCACTAATGATGTTGTAATCAATCAGGTTGCACCAATCCTTAATCAGAACTCAACGTTGTTCTACCTGTCTAACAGATCCATGCTTAAGGATTTGGTTATGGACGGTATGGCAGGATTTGTTCCTTCAGCATCTGATCCAAAAGATCTTAACACCGCAACGATTGAGGGTGTATTTGTAAGACTCAACCCTAACTCCCCAATTACCAAGTCTCCTTACGTTTCGCAGTGTTCTGCGTTCTCCCAGACTGGTGTTGGTGCTATCGTTGATGGTAGTGTTCATAACAAGTATGACGGAACTGGAACTCCTTCTAACAAGTCAATCGTTTTTGACTCCTGGACTAACATCCACGAGAACGGTGGTGTAGGTTTCTGGATTACAAATAACGGCGCTGCTGAAATTGTATCCTGTTTCACATACTACTGTCACGTTTCTTACTGCTCCACTAGAGGTGGTAGAATCAGATCTCTTGCAGGTAACTCTTCCTGGGGTACTTATGCTATTGTATCTTCTGGTTTCAACGAAAATGAAACTACCCTCGACGGATTTGTCGATGGTCTAGAACTGAACTATGATCTGACCACACTTTCTGCTGGTACATCTTTTGAGAAAGATGAGCAGATGATCGGTGGTACGTCTGGTGCTGTTGGTGAAGTTACTAGCTTCCAACCTTCTGCAGATAAGATTCTATTCCGTCCTCTCAAGGGAACATTCGTTCAGAACGAAGTTGTTACTGGTCAAACATCAGGAGCAACGGCAACTCTGGTCAACAACTCCGATGCACAGAAAGGACAAAACGGATTTACCTTTGTTCTTGGCGGCATGACTGCTGCTCCAGATCCAGGTGGTTCGATTGAATATGTAACTGGTCCTGGTGGTGCTGGTGCTGATCAATTCACATATGTTGTTGCAAACTCTTCTTATAACGCACCATCTGGTCGTGGCGAACTAACAGTAACTAGAGCACTTCTAGGTTCTGCTGCTGCAACTCATGACGGTTTGAGCACGATTACTAGATATCAAACTGGTACTGCAACATCTCTATCTGCACCTATTAGTAGTGCAGCAGATGTAACTATTCAAGTTTCTTCTATTACTGGTATTAACACTGGTGGTTATATCATTATCGGAAACGAAATGATGGAAGTTGTTGCTTTCCCAACTGCAACATCAGTTACTGTTGTTAGAGGAGTAGAAGGAACTTCTGCTTCCACACATACATCTGGTATAACTGTTAGAGCACTTCAAATTAAGGTTCCTTCCCAAACTACAACTGCTAGAGATCTTACTGCTAGTGATACAATCATCTTGGTTGAGAGTGCAACTGGTACTCTATCAGCAGATTATATCAAGATTGACAGTGAGTTTATGCAAGTTGCTACATCTGCAACAATTACAACTGGTACTGTTACCATTGTTCTTGCAGAAACAAAACCAACACCATCTTACGATCGTCAACTAACTAGAGTTAGATATCTTTATTCACAAGTTAGACTAACTGGTCATGACTTCCTAGATATCGGTACTGGTAATAAGACACAAACTAACTGGCCTGGTCTGCCACTTTCGGCACCTGCACCTGGCAACGAAGTTACTGAAGATTTCCCAGGTCGTGTATTCTACGTTTCAACTGACCAAGATGGTAACTTTACCGTTGGTCGTTACTTTAAGGTTAACCAGTCAACTGGTAGCACAACCTTGAATGCATCTTCCTTCGATCTTTCTGGTCTATCATCCTTGAGACTCGGTTCTATCGGTGCTCAAATTGGTGAATCAATTGATGAATTCTCCAGCGACGTTACACTGTCCGCTAATAGCAACGCTAAAGTTCCTACACAGAAGGCAGTTAAGACTTACGTTGATACTAAAACGAAGACGAAAGGCTTCACTTTCTGGGCGGGAGCAATGTGATCCCCACTTTATAAATATTACAGATAAACTACGACATTCGGAACATTTAAGGAGTAATCAACATGGCTTCTGGCATCCTGGGGACACAAGCTTCCCTTTCAGCTAACACACTAACTACAGTTTACACAGTCCCTGCAGCAACTGTTGCATACGTAAACTTCAACATCGTCAACACCAACGCTACAGCAGTTAGCGTTCGTGTTGCTATTTCTGCTACTGGAACTCCAACTGGTGCAGAATACATTGAGTATAATGCAGAAATTGCAGGATACGGAATTCTGGAGAGAACTGGTATTGCGTTGCAATCAACCAAAAACCTCGTGGTACTTTCTGATACCGCGAACGTCAGCGTTTCGGCGTATGGCGTAGAAGAAGAGGCTTGATAAATAATCCAAAGGAGTTATAAGAACAATGGGACGCAACCTATCACAAGTTATCTCACAAAGATACACAGTAGCAATTACAGCAGATCACAGTATTCTTTCAGGAGAAATTCTTCTGATTGACACTGTAGCTGGTACAGAACTTACACTTACTCTTCCTGCTAATCCATCTGCAGGTGATCGTGTCAATCTAATTGACGCCGCTGGTCAGTGTGGAACAACAAAAGCAGTTATCGCTAGAAACGGTAATAAAATTGCCAACCTGGCAGAAGACCTAGATTTTGACATTAAGAATGCATCACTTGAACTAATCTACACTGGATCTTCTTACGGTTGGTCGATCCTTTCTAACTAATACTAATAGGGAGGTATTGACAGATGTCTAGTTTAAGAGATCTACTGGATGTTGCATCGACAGATGGCATTCCAGTAGCAACGTATTACGGTCCACAAAACGCTCACCAGATCTACTGGCGTGGTGGACATTGCTGGTACTACGAGAGTAGTCACAATTATAATTGGGCAACATATAACTGGTGTGTTCCTAGTTGCTGTGTCTGTAAGGTACAGTTTGAAATCTGGGGCGGCGGCGGAGGCGGCGGCGGTTCATGCTGCTGTATGTCTGGTGTCAATGGTTATTCTGGTCAATACAATAAGTACACTGTTTGTGCTGATCAACAAGGTGTAAACCAATTAGACAATTGTTGCTATGTAATGTGTGCTGGTACTATTACTTGTAGATACCCTGCCAGCGGTGGTTTTGATGGTTGCAAATCATATGTTGTCGGTCCTGGACTTGATAACTTCTGCGCTTGCGGTGGTTGTCACGGTTATTCTTGCTGCTTCGGTGGTGGTTCCTCTAGATGGGGTTGTCGCTTCAGAATGAACTGGCAGACAGGTCAGCCACATTGCAGATGGCAGTGTGATAAGTCTGCTGGTCAATACAGTGAATCACGTACTAATCGTGACGCTGCTTGTGAGTTTGGTCGCGAATACTGGGGGAACGTTGGTTCATACAACCAGATGGACTGCCAAGAGTGTGGTAACTGGTGTATGATGAAACACTCCTCACCAACTTCTCCTTACCTAGATGGTAAGTTTGGTACATTCAATCACCAAAGACACCATTCTATGGCTACTTGCGGTAGAACTGAAACTAATTGGTTGGCAGGTAACAACGGTGGTCTCTCTTCTGATTGCTTCAGAAACGGTCCTCCTGGTCATGGTGGATTCTCCTCCGACACCTTCGGTGGTGGTTGCTGTTGCTCCTCTGAAGGCGCTGCAGGTCTAGTTAAAGTTACATGGTTCTGCAAGGTATAAACTAATGGCAAATTTACGAGGTCTCCTAGGAAAGGAATTCGATTCCACTGTTCTAGAAACTGCTGGGCAATACGGCAGTTACGAAAAAATTAGAGATGGTAAGGTGTATAACTTCGCACCTTACTGTAACTTAAATTGCGATAGTAGTTATCGCAGTTATTGCCAAGAGTATTGGTGTATGCCATGTGGTACTACACAAGCTACTTTCGAGATTTGGGGTGGTGGCGGATCTGGTGGTGGCGCTTGCTGTTGCCAACAGGGTATGCCTGGTGGATCTGGTTCTTATTCCAGAAAAACTATCACCAGTGCAGATGGTTATGGTGACATGGGTGGTTGGTGTTTCTTCCTGAAGGTTGCAGAACCCACTTGCTGCTCACAGTGTTGTGTTGGTATTCAAGGTTGCAAAACATATATCTGTGGTAAGAACAGTTCTGCACAGAGTGCCATTGGTAGTAACTTCTGTGCAGACGGTGGACTACCTGGCAAGACTTGCTGTTATGCATACTGGGACACTCAATTCAGATGTCTAGATAGAGTTTATTGGACAGGTTGTGGTGGATACGATCCTGCTACTGATGGTCCTAACGCCTATGGCGGTGATGAGAACATTAAAGGACATCCAGGATTTTTCAGAATTTACAATACATCCAGCAACTGCTGGGCGAAGATGGGAATGGCTTATCCACCACGTTTATTTGATCATGACGGTGGACACATGATTTCCAACGTCAAAGGAAATGCTTGTATCAATGACGGTACTTTCTGTCAAGGAACTACTCCATGGGCGTTTGCTTCTGGTTGTAATGCTACACTACCTGGTGTAGGCGGTCCTTCATCAACATCTTGTGGTGGTAGTTGCTGTTACGGATATAGAGGACATGGTGGATTGATTAAAATCACTTATTGTTCTTGCTGGATGGGAGTCAACCGTGACTGTGCATACCACTTCTGTAACTAATTTCTAAATAGCATATAACAAGGAAAAGTACCGATGCCTAACTCAAATTTACGCGATCTGCTCGGGATCGTGACAACTGAATCAATTAAAGGTTTAGCATCGGCCGATGCTACGACCAAACTACCAGCATATCCTAGTCAAGGAATGCGAACAATGTACTTCACTGCACAGTGTGGTGCTACTTGTCAAGATTGGACTAGTAACTATAGTTACTTTGACTATCCCGATTGGAAAGTTCCTGCCAATACAAACCAAATCATTTTTGAGATTTGGGGAGCTGGTGGAGGCGGCGGTGACGGTTGTTGCTGTACTCGTGGCGTCCCTGGTTCTTCTGGTGCTTATGCATACAAAGTGCTATCTGGTTCTGACGTAGTTGCTGGTTGTTCTTATGCTTTAGACATTGGTCAGGGTGGTAGATCAAGGCAGGGTCCTGCTTGTGGTCAACCAGGTAGTAAAACTTCTATTATTGGATACGGTCTATCTAACTTCTGTGCAGACGGTGGATATGGAGGTTGCTCTTGCTGCTACATGTGTTGCTGCACTTGGGGTACTCTTTGTAACGTTTGCTGTAATGGTCCTTGCTCTTTGTATTATGGTGCTAGCGGCGGCGCACACGGCAATCCAGGTGCTGGTACGATGTGGTGTCAAGATAATCACTGCTGGAACAAGCAACACATTCCTTATCCAGGCGGTCTAGTTAATGGTAAAGGTGGTTGGTTGCCTGGTACACAGTGCGAACAGTCTGGATGTGGATATTGTCTCAATCACTGGGCAACCGCCCAACTTGGTTGGGGTGGAGGTCATAGCGAGAACAACTATGTTCCTGGCGTTGGCGGTGCTTCTGCATGGGTTTATGGTGGCGGTTGCTGCCGTGGTCAACATGGAAGCCCTGGTATGATTCGCATTTCATACAAGCAAACCCAACGCGGATATTGATTCAATAGTTTATAAATAATACAGCAAAGAAAACCAAGGATTAAATAAGAGATTACTATCATGGCGAATATTTCAAAACCACTAACTTATAACTTGCCTGACGAGTATACCAAGCAGACTAGTGATCTTGGTCTCACGGCAGAATTCACCTACAAAGGTCCAGAGTTTCTCTGGGTTTTTGTGAATGGCGAGACAGGTGCTCTCCAAGGAACCCAATCGTTCATTCCTACTACATCTCCAACAAAGGATGCAGAGCAGGCTAATGTACGTGCAGGTTTAGATCAGAAAGCAGTTCTTCTTCGTCCTAATACAGACGGAACAGATCTTCTACTAGCAGCAATTCTAATTGGACAAGATACTGGCAAAGCAGCTGGTTATCCACAGAAAGAATACGCATTCCCTGCTGGTCATGCAAGAGCTGGTGAAGTATATTACGAGCGTCCCGATCCCCAGCAACCAAACCATACTTACGCAGTAGACGAGATCATGTATGATCTCACCAATGATTCCTGGGTTACTCCTTTCCCTTGGTTCAAGCCTTGGATGACCACAGAGTTCCATACGGAAGCAAGAGACGCTACTCTCGAAGGCAATAAGGTCTTCTATGCAGAGATCAAAGGTAATATGACTGCTGATCAGATTGCTGCAGCAGACGCATGGATCACTGCAATGGAAAATCTTTATACAGATTTTGCTGGCGTTGAACCATTCATGATTCCATTCCCCACAAACCCCTTGGCAGAATTGATTGAAGACTACGACTACAACGTAGACCCAGACAAACTTTTGGAAGACGCAGCAACTGACGGTGCTGTCTGATTAGTTTTGTGGTATAATCAGAGGGTCTTCGGACCCTCTTTTTTTATGTTCGTAAAACCCCCCTGGAGACCTCACCTAAATAAAGTATATAAATCATTAGCAACTGATTATGAGACCTAAATCATTTTTTGTCAATGGTGGTGCTGGACGTGTGCTTTGTTCAATACCTGCATTTGAGAAATATCAAGAGGAACATCCCGACGAGGATTTCCTAATTATCTGCGAAGGAGGTACAGACTTCTTCAAAGGTCATCCAACACTTTACGGTAAAGTGTATGACCACTGGCACAAAAATATCTTTCGAGATAAACTAATTAGTACGGATGTTAAAACACCTGAACCATATAGGGTTTGGGAATACTACAATCAAAAATGTAATCTGTCCCAAGCATTTGATATTGAGATCAATGGGAAAGGTGTAAGAGAACTACCCAAGCCAACTGTCAAACTTTCCAAAGAAGAACAAGTAAATGGAAAGTTTATTGTTGCAGAAGTAAGGCAAAAAACAAACAAGAAAAAAACTGTTGTATTCCAACCTTTTGGTAGAGGAGTCCAAACTGTAGGAAATATCATTACCGATTCTTCTGGTAGAAGTTTTGAGTTTAAAAATGTTATTTCTATCATGAAACGTTTACAGAAAAAGTATTCTGTAATTCTAATGTCAGAGTTTGCATTCGACTTCGAGAAAGAAGGATTGAGAGATACTGTTTCTTTTCCTGCTGGAAATCAAGTTCCTTTGCGAGGATGGGCTGGCATTATTAAAGAAGCAGATCTATTTCTAGGATGTGATTCTGTTGGTCAACACATTGCATATTCAGTAGGAACACCTGTAGTTTCTGTTATGGGATCTACTTTTGGTGTCAATGTTTCATATCCAGACCACGAGAAAGTAGATGTTCTTGATATGGGCGAAGGATTGAGATTGTATGATCCTATTCGTGTCTGTCCTGATGAAGAATCTGCAAGAGTGAATGATGGCATCATGGCGATGAATGATAAAGTCGAAGAAGTTATCATGAAGTCTGTTGACAAACTGATGAATAAGTATTACACCAAACCAGATATGGACATTGTTCTTCCAGAATCTTATGGTGGTCCTCAAGAAGGATGTCCAACTCGCCCACCAGAAGCACCGCTATCAGCGCCAAAGCAGCAAGGCATGGGTCCAATTGAATTGGAAGCTGCATCAAATGGAGTAAAGATCCCCTCACTAGAACCTAGTAAGAAAGGATTTTCTCAAAATGTAAAAGTAAATTGAGGTTATAATGTCTGTTATTGTTTCGGTTGCCCGTGGTCACAACGGGAGTACAACTTTGCTGGTTGATGGTAAGGTAGTATTTTATCTAGAAGAAGAAAGATTATCCCGTTTTAAGTATGATGGGTCTCCTCTTCTTGGTATACAAAAAGTATTTGATTATGTAGATCACATTGATCATCTAGTAATTTGTCATACTCACCGTCATGGTCCAGTCCTTGATTGGTCTGGTGAAGATGCATATAAAGGATGGACAAGAAAACTAGCTAGGAAAAAATTTGAGTTCCAAACTCACGAAATCGATACCATCCACCACGAGATGCATGCAGCGTGTGGTTTCTATAACTCTGGGTTTGAAACTGCTGCTTGTGTAATTGCTGATGGTGCTGGTAGTTTCCTACAGATTGGAGACATTCAAGACACTTGCTATGAGTTTGAAACTATTTTCAATGCATCATATCCTGGTGATTTTGATACTGTCTATAAGCATGTAGGTACAAAACAATCAATTGGTATGTCGGAACCAGAAGATAATATCTTTGTTACGGAGTACCCTGGTCATACTAAAATGTATGAAGCAGTAACACAATATTGTGGATTCCCCGCCATTGAGGCAGGTAAGCTCATGGGTCTTGCTCCATACGGCAACCCTAATGAAGACCTACCATCATTCTTCAATGGCGAGTGGGGTAATCGAAATCTTATCGTCCCTACTTATCCTAATGCAGCAATGCTTAATGTTTCTCGTTATGACATTCTTAAAGAGGACGTTAAAAATCATGTTGAGGGTGAGTATACAGATGTTCAAAAAGATCTCGCTTACAAGATTCAGGAACAAACTTCCGATCGTATGGTTCAGTTAATTAAAAAAGCACATGAGTTAACTGGTGAAAAGAACATTGTAATTTGTGGCGGTTACGGTCTCAACTGCGTTGCAAACTACAAGTATTGGAAGGAGTTTCCTGATCTCAATATCTACTGTGAGCCTATCTCACATGACGGTGGTACTTCTATTGGTGGAGCAAAATATGTCTACAACAAGCTGAAGGAAACTGAAAAACCTAGTAAGCAAGAGTCTGTTTACTATGGTCCTCAATATGATCCTACTGGTTATATGACAGACCTAGAAGGTCTGGAAGTTACCGACACTTCATATGATGATGTTGCTAAACTAATTCGTGAAGGTACTATCGTAACCATCTATCAGGGTCGTTCTGAAGGAGGTCCACGAGCACTTGGCAACAGATCTATTCTGTTTGATCCTACTATCAAAGATGGTAAAGATCATGTTAATGCAGTCAAGCACCGTGAATGGTTCCGACCATTTGCTTGCTCCATTAAGAAAGAAGCAGTTCATGACTGGTTTGACCTAGCAGGTCGTGATGAGACACCTCACATGATGTATGCAGTCAAGTGTCATGATGGAGTGGAAGAAAAGATTCCTTCTGTTATCCACGTTGATAACACTTGCAGAATCCAAACAGTTACTCCAGAACAGAATGAACACTACTACAATCTCATTGATGCATTCGATAAGATTGCGGGTGTACCTATTCTGTTTAATACTTCTTTTAATCTTGGTGGAGACCCGCTGGTCGAGACAATCGAAGATGCAGTTAACACTTTAAATAATAGTGATATTGAATGGATGTATCTTCCAGAAATTCAGAAGCTTGTTCATGTACCAAACGAATGAAAATATCTTTCGTAAACGGATGTTTTGATGTGCTCCATCCAGGACACATCGAACTTCTAAAGTACGCTAGGTCTTTCGGAGACTATCTCATTGTTGCTATTGATTCCGACAGGAAGGTAGCAGAAATGAAAGGTCCCGAGAGACCTATTTTTTCGCAATCTGATAGACGGTTGATGCTAGATGCCATCAGATATGTTGATGTAGTTCATGTGTTTGATACCAGACAAGAACTAGAGGAGTTGCTGGAATCGATTAAACCTGATACAATGGTGGTCGGTTCTGACTGGAAAGGAAAAGAAGTAGTAGGTTCGCACTATGCAAAATCAGTTCGGTTTTTTGATCGACAAGGAGAATTCTCCACAACCCAAACAATTCAAGGTACTCCTTATCGGTGATACCTGTACCGACAAGTATGTGTATGGTACAGTCACCAGAATCAGTCCTGAAGCACCAGTACCAGTCATGGTATACGATAGGGTAGAGACTGCCAAAGGCATGGCTTATAACGTCAGAGAGAACCTGATGTCTTTTGGTAGTGAGGTTTATATGATGACTCATGAGTCTTCTATCACAAAGACTCGTTATGTAGATTCAAAATCTAATCAACAAATTATGAGATTGGATGAAAATGATACTGCAGAAGATTTTGGATGGGAGTTACCAGAAGAACAATTTGATGTCATGGTCATCTCTGACTACAACAAAGGATTCCTTTCCGAAGAAAAGATTCAAGAACTGGTAGACTGGTTTAAGGGTCCTGTCTTTATCGATAGTAAGAAGACTCGATTACCTAAAGAGTGTTATATTAAAGTCAATGATCGAGAAGCACAAAAATTAGAAGGAGACTACCCCAATCTAATTGTAACCCGAGGATCGCAAGGATGTACTTATGATGGTATGTCTTTTCCTGGTATTAATGTACCTGTGTTTGATGTAGCAGGTGCTGGTGATACATTTCTAGCAACATTAGTTCATTTTTATCTGCTTTTAGGAACTATTGATCGTGCTATTCCATATGCAAATAAAGCAGCTGCAATTGCCGTCACACACTTCGGCACCTATGTCCTATCCCAAGATGATGTAAATGAAATACGTTGTTGATATTGATAATACTATTTGTACACCAACTGTAGGTAGAAACTACGAAGAAGCCCAACCTTGGCATAATAGAATTGATAAAATAAATAAGTTGTATGATGAAGGTCATACAATAGTATACTTCACTGCTAGAGGAATGGGTAGGTTTGATGGAGATCCTGATGCAGCTTGGAAAGCATCTCAACTCCTAACAGATCTAACCAGAGAACAATTAAATACTTGGGGATGTAAGTATCATGATTTGATACTAGGAAAACCACACGCTGATTATTTTATTGACGATAAAGGAATTAACTCTAATGACTTCTTTTAAACACGTACCTAAAGGTTGGGGATACGAAAAGTGGATTGTCAATAATGACAAATACTGTGGAAAACTTTTATTCTTTGAACCAGGAAAGAAATGTTCTTGGCACTATCATGAGTTGAAAGAAGAAACATTCTATATCCACTCTGGTAAGATACAATTAGTATATGGATATGAGGATGATTTTACTGATGCAGACACAGTAATATTAAAACCTGGAGACAAATTTGAAGTCCCCAGGTTATTGCGTCATCAGATGTTAGGTTTAGAAGAGACTGAAATGTATGAGTTTTCTACGACACACTTTGACTCTGATTCATATCGAGTAGTGAAAGGTGACTGATGTACGTCTCAATTGAGATGAACTCTTTGTTCTCCCATTTAAAATTAGCAACAGTATTGTATTGATACTTGTCCTTCAAATGTTCGGGGAAGGGGATCTCTTTGATCTCCGCCCCGAATTTTTTTGCGATAATTTCTGCTACCTGTCTGAATGAATAACATCTACCAGATCCAAGATCGTAGATACCAGACTCTTCTCCATTGTTGTCTACAATATCTACAATGTCATCTACCCATATAAAATCTCGGAACATCTTTTCAGATCCCTCAAAAATTTCAATCACACCTTTCTCTACTGCTTGCTCTGCAAACTTGCTTACAGGACTGCGTTGATTACCTTTGTGTTCTTCACCTAGACCATATACATTGAAGAATCTAAATCCTTGAATAAG